CGACAAAATAAAATCTTCAATCGACATATTCTATAAGCAAGCAGAGCAATGGAATAAATGGATAGGCAAGGAGATCAGTGATGAAGATGCCAAAGAATGTTTCGAGGCCATCCCAAGTGCTAGTGAGCGTTTCGTCGCAAAACTTGTGCGACAATTTCACATCGAATGCTTGTCACACGGACGAACAGTATGGGCGTTATACTCAGCAGCAACATACTACGCTAGTAACTCAGATGGAGAATTTACAGTCAGAGAAACTAACCAAGATCATACAGCTAGTACTCTAATGCACAGAGAAAAGCAGATTAGATCTTGGGTTAGCACTGATGAGTTCCAAAAGATAGCAGCATAGGAGACTAAAATGAAGAAAGGTGATTTCGTTACAACACGAGTTGGCTTTGATAGCGGTAATCCCGCTGACTCAGTTTACATGGTCATTGAATATGTAACTAGTTCTCTCGATGATGAGGAGGATACTGTACATGTTCAGTTAAAGAATGGATCGCACGATTGGTTCAGAGTTAGTGAACTAACAATAGTTCCATCGTCCGACTTACCAATCCCAGCAGCTTACACTTGGGAAGATAAAGAACTACAAGGAATAACAATAGAAAAGAATGTTCCCATACCAGCACCTAGAGCATTAAGAAAAGGAAAATGGCAACTTGTATTAAGTCGGTTGGATGTCGGGGATAGTTTTGTTGCTCCCTGTGGTCCGACAGGTGTGGATCGAAATAGACTCGGATCATCTATAAACTTTGCAGCAAAATCTGTAGACATAAAGATCGCAACAAGGAGAACAAAAGACGGTAACTTAAGAATCTGGAGGACTCAATGAACTCAATAAAGGTGGCTACGATCCTATCCGAATTGGATAACGAGTTAAGCATCGCAATAAGAAATAGCCATGCCAAATTAACTGAAGACTTCAGTAGTAGTACGCAGGACAATGAGCGTACTGAACTTGAAGCCAACATGCATGAGGCAATGGCACAACAAAAGATTGCTGCTAAACTCGCAACAAGATTCAAGAGCGCACATGATGCATCTAAGAAAGACTTAGATACAATATGTGACAGACTTGGCACATCACCTGATCCCGTGCCTGGAACTACGACTAACTTGTACGAAGATAAGCTATACATATTTAGCAAGAGACAAAATGTGGATAGTAGTGTGTGTTCAGCTAAAGATCTGATAACTGAGTTGAATAAGCTAGGTGTTGATCCAGCTTTAATCACAGAAGCACAGAAGAAATCAACTAAGCCAAAGAAGGGCAACACTTACTACAACGTGGAAGTTAAAGAAGATGAAAGGTGATACACCAATCAAGCTGACCAATATATCAGAGATGTCGGACAAAGAACTCGACGCTCTGATATATAACATCCGTGAACGTAGACTAAAACCTGTGCGGGACTTTGAAGAATTATCTACGCTGAAGGCTGAAGCCCTCAAACAAAATCTAGGCAAGCAGCTAACTAGACAGTTGGAGATGTTCGAAAAGGAATTAGCTCGTACTGATAAAGCCTTGGAGAAAATAGAAGTACGGGCAATTAAACTACGCGCACTCAAGCTGGAGATAGAAGCAACATGAGAGCTAGAGAAGTACGGGAACGACTAAAAGACAAAGCAGATCCAATGGTAAGTCAATGCATCGAAGCACTGGCTGAACAACTTGGAGTCCAACAGCAACAGTTAATGGACATGGCACTAATGCAAGACCAGATGGTAGCTATCCTTGGTAACTTTGTTAATGGATTAGACAGCATGAAAGAAGCTACACAATCTATGGATAAAATTAAAGGGGATGACGATGGTTCCGAACCCACAGTTTAGACTTAACTCTCTATCTACAATAATGACACCGCAAGACAGATACAATGAGGAACATAGAAACTACCACCATGCGTATGATCACACTAAACTATCTGCTATCAACACTTGTCCTACATGGGGCATCCTTCGTTATTCGCTGCATAAAACTATGGGTGGATCAACTAGATCAATGGCGTTGGAAGCTGGGAGTGCTGCACATGAATGCTTCTCGGCAGTTCGTTGGTATCAATATCACTCACGACAGGTTAAGACTAAAGCGGAAGCAGCTATTGCAGAAAGACAAGGAGTACGCATCTTCGGAGAAGATCGCTTTGCCAAGATGGTTAGTATTCTATCATCAACAGCAACAGATCGTACCAACCTCATCAACATCGCATTGGAAGCCCTCGAAAGTAGTGGTTTCTATGATGACATCACAGACAACAGGCGCACGATCTCCAACATCAGCGAAGCAATTATTGCTTACATTGATTACTACGATCTTGATCGGTATCCTATTTGGGTTAGGGACAGCAATGATCCGAACTCCATAATAGGAATAGAAAATCCATTCGACATGCTGGTAACAGTTAACTACGACTTAGATGGGATGAGAAGAGAACGAGTAATAAGATATACAGGTAAGCTGGATGGATTACACTGGAATAAAGATAAGCTGGTTATCATCGAAGAAAAGACAGGTGCTAGAATTGATGAACACTGGCTGGCTCAGTGGATGTTGTCTCATCAAATTACTGGCTACTGCGTTGCTGCTAGTACCTTTACTGATGTTCCTTGCACTAATGCTATTGTTAGCGGCACTCGTCTACCAATTGGAAAGATCCCACACGAAGGGATTAGGAAAGAACTCGTCCCCCGTAATGAGGTGATGATAGAAAAATGGGCCAACTGGCTCGTGACTACTGTAGAAGTAGAACATCAATGGCGAGATCAAGTCATTAACGCTCCAATGTATACCCACTCATGCAATCGCTATTTCCGTTCTTGCTCATTCCTACCATTCTGTGCAGCAGATAACGTGGAAGAAAAAGAACAGATAATATCAGAGATGGTTGACGATGAGTGGAGTCCACTACGTGAGCAACCATAAGTATATAGTCACTCAACTAAGCCAAAAGAAATTTCATGTGGGTAGGATTCGTAAGGGAGATGAAACTTACGAGTGTATATGTACATGTACTGATCTCGTAATAGCTAAGTTCATCATGGAAGCCATAGCAAGGCTGGAGGAAGAGAGAAGATGGCAACGATAACACTCGGTAAGAAAGAACTAACCACTCCTAAGACTCAAGTGAAACGTATGAGTACAGTTATATGGGGTCCAAGTGGTAGTGGTAAAACAACTCTAGCCGCAACTGCACCTCGACCCATCTTATGGTGTAACTTCGATCCCGATGGTACTTCGTCCCTAATGGATCAACCTAATATCCATATTGCCGACTTTAGTATGGACAACCCAAACGTTGTGGAGACATTTAAAAATGAAGGGTGTGCTGGAATTAGACAAACACTCGAAGATAACCCTGAAATTAAAACAGTGGTATTTGATAGCATTACTTCTTTCAATGAAATGTCTCTTAAACATGGTGTCTCACAAGTGCGTGGAGCAACAATGGAAATGCCAACTCTCCAAGGTTACGGACGAAGGAATAGTTACACAATGCAGGGTATCATGTCAGTTATCAAAGCTACTGGAGCGTATAACAAACATGTTATCTTTATTGCTCACGAAGACACACCATCTAAAGATGAACTAACAGGCGCACTAATGGTTAGTATTCTTGTGGGCGGAAAAATGCAATCAGAAATCCCTATCAAGCTGTCAGAAGTATGGCACTTGGAGGACACAGGGAAGAATCGAAAAATAACTATACGATCTTCCCGCCTTCGCAAGCCTATGAAATCTCGGATGTTTATTACTAGTGAAAGTAGTGATTTCACATGGTCATTCAATCCCGAATCATGGGACGGCGAAGGAATTGAAGACTGGTATAATAAGTGGGTGAAAAATGATGGTAAAAAGATCGAATTACCCTAATGACACACAGTCTAAATATGGTGTCACTAAATAGGATAACTACTATATCTGGGGGCTTGTATAGTGGAAATATAAAGTTATAATGAGCCTCTTTTCAACAACACACAAAGAAGGAACCAGAAAAATGGACGAACTTGACAGTATCGTTGAATTCAGTGTCAATCTCAAAGACCAAAAAGCTCCGGATCCACTACCACCGGGAAAATACACAGGAGTAGTTCGTGGTGCAGAAGTT